TTCTCCTGCATTAGCAGCTACATTGTATATAACCTTTATCATACCCGTTCCCTGGGATAGTGGGACCCCCTCTGTCATGAGGATAGTCATTTCTGACGTAAGACAGACGTATGAAGAATGATAAATTTTATTTTAGGTAACTATGAAAGAGTTTTCCTCAAACTTTTAATGATTAGTTTACTGAACTGGTGTGTACCTTCCTTTATTGGATGGCGCGTCCCTTGTGCTTTGTCACATGATTGTGGAAACATGGATTCGCACTTTATAGTTTAGTAATAAGCTACAGTTTAGTACAGGTAAGACTGACCTGTTTGGTAATCGGTTCTGGATTGATAATCCAAATTTGATTACTTGTGATTTAGATTTTAATCACTTTTGCGCCGAGAAGGCGTTTGCACCGAGAGTAAGCGGTTCGAGACATGCCCTACTAGCATGGGCCGACGTAATGGTCAAGTGAAACTCGATTTAGACTATCTGTTCCGGTAGTCACGAAGAATTAAGTGTACTAAGGGTTGGCACCCGATGAAGGCACTTTTGCTACTTTGTGTAGACAATTTTTAGGACATTGTTTTGATTTTCTGTCAATAATTTTATCGCAACGTTTGGGGTATTCAAAGAAACCCTGGCTTTTGCCGTAAGACGATTTATGAGGCATTATATGACATTCAATGGAAGTGATTGATCTTTTGATCAAATAATTAAAGAACCACGTTCCTTTTATCTTGAACACAGCATGACATTTACTTATCAGGCTAGCAAACACGGAAATTGTGTTCGGGAGATGCAAGTATGCCAAAGGCTTGCCCCATTTTGTGCCCAGGAATCACCACCATTTTGGTTGTTGATTTGCTGGATGATTGTTTATTTATGCCTATTCGGAGGCAACAATTTGGACTTAATTGTTCCAATTGTTTGGACAATGATTGTTGTTTGGTGCGGTTGCCTTATTGGAGGAGCCGTTATAGCACTTAGGAGGATTTTTCGTATACAGAGAGCTAATAAACTTGTTTGGAAGTTTCAGCTTTTTGCTCACTCTTGTCGATTTGAAACACAGACCGGTGAACTTCCCTCAAAAGAAGACCGCCGATTGCAGTATCTTAAACACAAGAATGCCCGTGTCATTGAGCGTGCGAAAAAAGTATCCCGTGGAGGACGGGATAACAGGAACAAAAAGAGACAGATGCCAAAGGAGAGATTTACTCCGCAGATTGGGTCTGTTGCAATTGCCACAGCATTCGCAAACCTCGCTAATGTGAAAGATATTCCAGTTGACGATAAGCTCTTGAGCCGAATCGAAAATTTGGGAGCTCTATTCATTGCGGCTAAGGATTGTGTTACTGTTTCTGGTTTCCTTGCTACGATTTTTCTGTATTTGAAAACCGAGTACAATAAGTCAGTTGCCAACACGGTAGCTACTTATCTGTCAGAATTGCTCGATGCAGAATTTGACCCGCAAATTGGCGAATTTGGAGTCAAACCGGACAAGGAGAAACCTAAATGGTTATTGCTCCTCAAAGACCTCCAGACCAATTGGTCTCTTGTGATTCGGAATGAAGGTTTTAAGAAGATTTCACATGTTCTTAGTTTATGTTTAGCTTTGGGACTTTGTGATTCTGCTGAACTTGACTTTCGAGTTGGAGGCATGAAAATGTTTTCCATTGGTGCATTTCCTAAACATGCATCGGCTGTTGATCTAATTGATGCAACATTTGAAACTATCGTCTATTTTGTCGAAGGTGGATATGCTTGCTTTGAAAGAGGATCTATTAAGCCCTTGTTGTATGGAAATATGGAAAATGAAGAGTTTGAAGAAGCGTATTCTAAATGTCTTCGTTGTCACGAGTATGCCAAATGCGGTAATCTCGAGAAATATGAAGATATGTCTGAAAACGATTATGAAGCTCTTCTTGCGCAGTGCATCGAGAGGGCGCAGCTGTTGAAAACCACCTGTAAAGGAATTGTCGAAAAGAACATTCTTAGCCGTAAGGTTGATGTTCTTCGACAATGGCAAGCAACATTTCGCCAAACTCGTGTGCAAGGCGGTTTGCGCGAGGCACCATACTCGATTGGAGTTTTCGGAGGTACTGCAGTTGGAAAATCAACTATTGCCAATATTTTGATGGTAACTACGTTGTTATACAACAATTACGCTGCTTCTGACGACAGAATTGTCACCCTAAATGAGGCTGACAAATTTATGTCCAACTTTCGATCGTATACTAATGGTGTTTTGATTGACGATATCGGCAATACCAAAGCCGAATTCGTCGAGCGTGCTCCCACATCCTTGATGATTCAGCTGGTCAATAATGTTCGTATGTATGCGAATATGGCTGAAGCTGATATGAAAGGTAAGGTTTCAGTAGAACCAAAAGTTACTATTGGAACCAAGAACGTGAAGGACACGTGCGCCACCGTATATTCCAACGAACCTGCTTCTATCACTCGACGTGATCGTATTACTTTGACATGCATAGTTAAACCTGAGTATGCAGTACACGATATGTTGAATGAAGATAAGATTCGTGCAGCTTTTCCTAATGGAACACCTTTGATTCCCGATTTTTGGGATATCACTGTAGAAAAGTCGTTCCCCGTAAAACATGGAGTAAAGGGAAAAGCTGCGACTATTGGATGGGAAGTTGTCGAATTCCGTGGCAAACTTCTCGAGGACATTGGATTACCAGAGTTGATACGTTGGATTGGCCAGGACTCAACCAAGTTCTACAAAAGCCAAAAAGACTTTGTATCTAAGAGTAACAACTTAGACAAACAGATTCAACTTTGTCCAGATTGTCGATTTCCTACACCAGATGTCTGCATTTGCGGACACGAGAACCCTATGTATCTCCATAAAATGGACCAACGATGTGTTACAGGTTACTGTACACGTTGTGAAGCCCATCATGAAGAAGAAGAAGATGAAGTAGAAGTTCTTGAAACTCAAATTGGTGAAAAGGTTGTTGCTGCCATGCTTCCTAAAGCTCGTAAGTGGAACAAGTGGTGGCGACCTCGTATCGCATACTGGACCGATGAGATTGAAAAGAAATCAGTCGAAATGCTTTTGAAGCGTCTCGATTGGCTCGAAAATTCTTGTTGGGTATGTTGGACAAATTGGATTCCAAAAGAATGGATTGAAAAGGACTGGATGAAAAATGTTGTGTGGTTCACTCGTAAGACTGAATTGCGCGAACGTATTCGCCGCTCTTATTTTAACCATCTTTTGTGTATTGGTTGCTGTATTTTCCTCATTGTATTTATTCATCCACTTTTTATATTCTTCCTTGCTTTCCCCTTGATGGGAGTTTCGGGCGTGGTAGAATTTGAGAAGAGGAGGATGTACGAAGAGGTATCAGCTGATAATGAAGCTATGCCTAAAGTCTTCAAGATGTACCGTGACAGGCACATCAAGTGGATTACAGGCACTTGTGTTATTATTGCAGGTTTATATGCAATCACACAGGTTTATAAAGCTTTTAAAGTCACACCAACGCCTCAAGGAAATCTTGCTCCTAAATCTGTGTGGATATAGTTGAGCGGGATACCGAGGTGAATCCATGGGCTGGCGTCAAAATAAGTGAAATGCCATGTTCAGAAAAATCTAAGACCACTACTCCTGATCGTTTGGAGAAGATGGTTCAAGATAATCTCTGTCACATGGATATTACTTTGATGGACAATGGGAAGGTGCGTAGTTTTGAATGTGACGCATTTTTCCCAAAGTCGAATGTTGCTATAGTTCCTCAACACATGTGGAGGGCTGATGATATTAAGGCCAAATTCACCCGTCATGATCCTACATTGATTGGTGGAAATTTTGAATGTTTCTTGTATCGCAAATTTAGCATTGACATTCCCAATTCAGATTTGTCTGTGGTATGGGTCCCCAATGGTGGGGATTGGAAAGATTTGACAGATTATCTGCCGTTACAGCGTTTTGCAAGCGTACCTGC